CAGGCCTTGATAGGGATGCTACTATTTCTACTAAAGCACAGATAGATTCATGGCTCGATTTCAATAAAAATACCGGAACATGGGTTCCACCAACTGATTACGGTCAACAAGGTGGATCTACATATGGGAATGGTACTTTACCTGTTGATGGTGAGGTAGTAGGTGGAGTTAAAACAGGCGACGATATAGATTGGAATAAATTGATCGAAGGTATAAGCAAGACAGAGCCGATTACAGTAAATGTAGAGACCCCAGAGACAAAAGCAGCTGGAATGTCACTTGCTGGTTCAAGTGCATTGTATGGCACATCTGCTACAGGAGTAAGACCAGAGCGTTCTAAGAAGTATAAGACCGGTGCAGCTAAAAAAGGTACTCAACAATTAAGTAGAAAGCAATTAAAAATTCAAGGAATTAATATCTAATGACTGCTAAATCTAGGTATGATTATTTATCAAGTGATCGTTCAGAATTTCTCAGCTCAGCAGAATCGGCAGCACGTCTGACTCTTCCGTATTTAATACGTCAAGATGATGATATCTCAAGAGGTGCACGTACCCTACCTACACCATGGCAAAGCGTTGGCGCAAAGGGGGTAGTAACTCTAGCATCAAAATTGATGTTAGCTCTACTACCTCCTCAAACCAGCTTCTTTAAATTACAGGTAGATGAAACACAACTTGGAGAATTAGGTTCTAATCCACAAGTTAAATCTGAATTAGATTTATCTTTTGCTAAAATAGAGAGGACTATTATGGAAGCTATTGCAGCTTCTGATGATAGAGTTGTAGTACACCAAGCTTTACAACACTTAGTTGTAGCTGGTAATGCTCTAATCTTTATGAGTAAAAAAGGACTTAAGATGTTCCCTATGAATCGCTATGTTGTAGAAAGAGATGGCAACGGTAATGTGATAGAATTAGTCACCAAAGAACGAATTAACAAAAAATTATTACAAAAAAATTTTCCAGAATACGCGGCTCAGCAATCTACGGATGTGAACCCACCTGGAGAAGATGGTACCAGCCACGATAGAAACGAATGTGATGTGTACACACATGTCAAGAGAGAAAACAACAGGGTTATATGGCATCAGGAAGTATACGATAAAATCGTACCTGGTTCTATAGGTAAAGCACCTTTAGATACTAATCCCTGGTTAGCTCTTCGTTTTAATAATGTTGATGGTGAAGTATGGGGTCGAGGTAGAGTTGAACAATTCATGGGTGATCTTAGATCCTTAGAAGGTTTATCTCAAGCTCTCGTAGAAGGCTCAGCAGCTGCAGCTAAGGTTGTGTTTGTTGTGTCACCAAGTAGTACCACTAAACCACAAACCCTTGCCGCTGCAGGTAATGGAGCTATCGTTCAAGGACGACCCGATGATATCGGTGTGGTACAGGTAGGAAAGACTGCTGATTTTAAAACAGCATATGAAATGTCTCAACAACTTGAAAGAAGATTGTCTGAAGCTTTCCTTATTCTTACTGTAAGACAAAGTGAACGTACCACTGCAGAAGAAGTACGTATGACACAAATGGAATTAGAGCAACAGCTAGGTGGCTTATTTAGTCTGCTAACTGTTGAGTTCTTAGTACCATATTTAAATAGGAAACTTTCTGTCTTTCAAAAATCAGGACAGATACCACGTTTACCAAAGGATGTTGTAAAACCTACTATTGTAGCAGGTGTTAACGCATTAGGTAGAGGACAAGATCGTGAGAGTCTTGCAGCTTATTTAACTACAATCTCACAAACAATGGGACCAGAAGCTATTGCTAGATACATTAATCCAGAGGAAGTTGTTAAGAGATTAGCAGCTGCACAAGGTATTGATGTGTTGAATCTTGTTAAGACTGTACAAGAAGTACAGCAAGAACAGGCTCAACAAGCTCAACAAGCTCAAAGCTTAGAGATGACTAAGGCTATGCCACAGTTAGCTTCAGCACCAATGTTGGATCCCACAAAAAACCCACAATTAATGGAGGAGATTAGTGGCGCAGGTCAAACCCAGCAGACCCCAACGAGTCAGGAAGTCCAAGGTGACCCCACCCCTGAGTAAAGAAGATCAAGAGGTGTTTTCAAAAAAGGAAGAAAAACCTACAACACCTAAAATGAAATATGCTCGCAGAGATCCTGTAGGTACACCCAAACTCGGTTCACCTATTAAAGTCACAACTGTTGGGCTTGGAAACCTAGAAGTAGTAACACACAATGGCAACACTAACATATAATCCTGCTGATCCAGAAGCAGCTGAGTTCACTGAAGAAGAACAAGAAGCTTTAAAAGTAGGAGAATCTTTAGAAGAACAGCAGAACGAATTACTTGCTGGTAAATTTAAAGATGCTGAAGACTTAGAAAAAGGTTACATAGAACTACAAAAGAAATTAGGTGATAATAAACCTGAAGATGTAGAAGAAGAGGTAACAGAAGAGGATGAAACCGATGAACCGGTCGATATACTAGACCGTTTATGGCATGAAGCTGGTTCTAGAAATGTATCTGAAGAAACAGTAAAAGAGTTATTTGAAACTGATCCTAGAGAATTAGCTAAATCATATCTTGATTATCGTAATAATAATCAAAATGGTGGAGCCGCAGAGCTATCTGAAGACAGTATACATAGCCTACAGGGGTCAGTAGGAGGAGAAGAAGCTTATAATGGTATGTTAGAATGGGCTGGACAATCACTCAGGCAAGGTGAAATGGATATGTTTGATGCAGTTATGCAAAGAGGCGATCCTTTATCTTGCTTCTTTGCTATACAAGCTTTAAACTATAGGTACATGGATGCTACAGGAGTGGAAGGAGAAATGCTTACTGGAACAGCAGCACCAAATAAAGCTGATGCATATCGTAGTCAAGCTGAAGTAGTAGAAGCTATGCAAGATCCACGTTATGAAAAAGATCCTGCTTATCGTCAGGATGTTTATGACAAATTAGAACGTTCACCAAACTTACAATATTAAGGAGTATCATTATGGCATATGGAGCACTGGCAGCATCAGAGGCACTAGCATCGAGTAGGTCATTAACCTCGAGAGAGAAGAGAAGGAGAAAGACTAAGGCAAAAAGGGAAAGGGAAAAAGAACAAAACTCAAGTCGTAGAGGTAGGAGGGGAGAACCTGAACTACCTCCAATTGAACTTCCTGTTCAACCTCCTAGGAAAGGTCAAATACCTCCTATAGGTAGACACCCTCGTAGGAGAGCTAGAAGGGCTACCTTGCTTGGACTAGGAGCACCTGGTCCCCAAAGGTTAAATACGGGTTCCAGACCAAGTAGGCGGGATCTTAATAGAATACTTTCAATAGCTGCAGCACAAGCTAGAACTCGTAGAGGTAGATAAATGTCTGATAGTACTACAGCAAGGATTAAAGCAGCTTACAACTCATACTCAAAAGATTTAGGTAGACCTTTAACTCAACCTGAAAAAGATGCTATACGAGCACATGAGTTAAGATATCTGCATGGATTAAGAGGGAAAGTAAAAGAGGCTACTCGTAAAGCTAAATCTAAAAAGAATTAATTATGTCTATCATCTACAATCCAAAAGCAGCATCACGTGCTGATACTTTTCAAATAGAATATATGATTAACAAAACGGGTGACAGATGGTTCATCCCTTATAATGATAATGACACTATGGCCAACCAAGCTTCACGTTGTAACGTAATGGTTGGTAATACTACTGATGGAAGTTCTTGTGGCTCTGGTGTAGTACCATCATAATAAACATGGCGGCTCGCTTGTCGAAGCAGTAGAAGCCAACGGGATCCACGACCGTTCATTCCTAACGGAACGCATGAAAACCAATCATGGAACGGGGGTTGGTTACTAAGGAGAAGACTATGAAAGTCCAACTAAAGTATCGCGGTATCCCTTATACCAAAACTATTTAAACTTTAACAATGAAACTTATTGCACTTGCCGCTCTGGCATCCACCACAGCACTGGCGACACCTGCATCAGCCGGTATCTATGCCAACGTAGAATCCAACGGGGCTCGTGTGGGCTCGGAATATACAGGTTCTGTAACCGACGTTCACGTAGGTTATGAAACAGCTGCTGAGAATGGTTCTTCCTTCTACATTCAAGGAGGCCCAGCCATTGTAGCTGAACAAGGTATAGATTCTGACTGGCGACTATCTGGTAAAGTAGGTGGAAATTTCCAAGCTACTAATAACCTCGGAGTTTATGGTGAAGTCTCACTGCTAACTGCAGATGAAGATACTGATGATGACTCAAGTTGGGGTACCAAAGTCGGGGTTAAATATAACTTCTGATGAAGTACATAGATTCTCCATGGGCCTTAGCACTCATAATGTTTGGGTTCTTTGTGTTCGTGGAGACTCTACACATGATCGAACATAAACATTGTAGAGAATGTCCAACGTGCGAAATCACAGAAAACTACTAACCCTGTGCGGCGGAACCGTACAATAGGGTAAACAACCTATACACATTTATTATGGCCATTAATACCAATACAGTAGCAGGTACAGTAGTAGCTGCTCAGAACCAATGGAATACAAAACTCATCGTACCTAACGATGTCAGCATAGCAAGCTCCACAGACTACCAATCAATTCTTAAGTTTAGATTAGGTAAGTATGAACGTGCTATATTCCGTTGCTATCTAGATTCAGCATACGATGCAGATGGTGACCTTAAGTATAAGATCATCACTCCAACTAATACTGTATCTTACAGAGCTAGGAACATGGTATCTGAAGCACCTATCTCTGGTGCTGTAACAGAAGCTGTAACATTCGATGTAACAACTGCAGGTTCTCCTGAAGTTCAAGTCGTAGCAGCTGATGGTGCTTACTATGCATTCATTGAAGGTACTATAACCGCTGGTGATACAGCAGGTGACGTAGACCTACAAGCTGCACAGGTAACAAGCTCAGCAACAGCTACTGTTATCAAGTTCGGTACCTACTTAGAGTACCTTAAGTTCTAATTAGGGTGGGGAGCACCTCAGAGTCGGACTCCCCTCTCATTGGCATTGGCCCTTACGAGGATACCCTTTGCCGTCTAGACGGTGGGATAGACCACAAAAAATTTAGAA